TACGTCAACAGCTTCGGAATATATCTCGTCTGTACCAATCTTTCTGATTAAATAATCCTCATCTGAATACGTTCGTTTGAATTCCCGTCTTCCAAATCTTACATTTTCTGTAACAATCACTGCTATACCCCCTCCGGCAGCTGACTTAATCCCTTTATCTGCTCCGCATAAACGGTCCAGTTTGTTGCCGTTTTGTAACTTTCTATGAGGTCATCGGGAACATAGATATAACCTGTGCCTCTGGCAATCGGCGTGTTGCCAAATGCAGAGGTGTTCGATAAACTAACAACGCTGTTTACAGACAGAACAATAGTTGTTAAATTGGCGCATTCAAAAAAAGCGCTGCCGCCTATACTCGTTGCTTCGGAAAAAACAGCTGCCGTTAAGTTGGCACAGCTCCGGAACGCATTCGCCCCTATGCTCGTGACTCTATTGTTATTTATTGACGTTAAACTCCTGTCAATAAATGCGTCAAGCGTGGAATTGTCACCTGAACCGCCGCCTTTTTTAGATTTTAAATATGTATAAATCTCAAAATTTGTCATTCGCTGTCACCGCCAAGCTTCACCCATTCACCGACATGCAGTATATATATATCCGCCGTGTCCGAAGCAAGAGCAGTTGAACCCTCTGCTGCATTTGTGATTAAACTCAACTTGCTTAAATCTTCAACTTTGAAAATATAGTCATTTACATTGTTTCCTCTTTGATGGGTCATTCTTATCGACCCGAAATTAGGAACGCTGTTTTCATCAAATTTCATTCCCAATTTAATTACGATTGCCATTTTATCACCCCTAACTTAATGTGTAATTTGCTCCAATAATATCGTTTTCACTAAAAACAACTTCACTGCCATCGTGATAGTACCTCAAAGAAATTCTTACATAAGCTGTATCCTGCGGCAAATTCCCTAAACCGTAACTACTGCCATTATAAACCCAGTCACCCGCATAACTGTTGTCACTCGTATAGTCGGATTTATAGCCGGAAAGTCCCCACATTAAATCTTCTGAATATCCAACTCGGGAATCTATTTCAAGCTTAAAAATCGAATTTCCGGATACCGGAATATACTGCGTATTTCTCACTCGGCTGTAAGAGTCATAATCTGCGCCGTTGTTCCTGATACCGCCCTGTTCCCATGTTGAGGACGGCAAATTATATTCTTTTGTTGGAAAAATCACAGTGTTTTTTAAAATCACTTCTTTAACTGCGCTATTTTCAAATTTAACATCAATAACATCATTTAAAATCATATCATCACCGCCTAACTCGCCGTGATAATATACAGCGTATCGGCGTCATAAGCGCCAAGGCTATTATAAGCAATTTGCGTACCGCTCCAAATTTTCGACACCGTTAAAGATGTAACATTGTTTGCGTTTTCTAACGCAGTCACACGGCTTGCAAGCGCTGAAACACTTGTGTCATTTTCCAAAGCTGTAACACGAGTGCTTAAAGAAGTCACCGCATTTTGAATTGACTGCAAATTCTCTGTAGTCGTATAAGCTTCAATGGCAGCCATGCGCAGTGTAAGACTGCTCAGCATTGTTGACAACTCTGTCATTTCGTATTCGGGAGCGTTGAGATCAATTACAGATTTTTCAACGTTTATTTCAAAAGTTGCGCTGTACCCGACCCTTGGATTATTGATTTGTAAAATTTTAATTTCGCATTTCTCGAGTCCGCTTAACATTGACAAAGCTGAATTAACAGGCACAACGACTTTATTGTCTGATATGCTGCACGGTATCTCATAAGCCGTGATTACTCCGTTTACGCTTGCGTTAACGAATGCTGCGTGAGTTTGTCCGGATAAAGGATAATTTGCATCATCAGACCGCAGACCTGTACCCAGCTCGATTTCTTCGCCGTTATAAGTTAAATTGATGTAAATAGCTCTGCTTCCGTTCTCATACTGTTTAACATTAATCCTGTCCAGCGTTTTATTTTGAGCCAAATCAAGAGTCAAATGTTCGCTGATATGCATTTTACGCGCCCCCTATATTTTTGACATTAAACAAGTCCGATATATTCTTTTTGATTGTCCCAAGCTCGATTTTTGTGTAACGTTCGTTCAAACAATCGTATTCAGTCTTAACTATTTTTGCATTTGTTGTAAATCCTAACGGTTCAAAAACAACTTTTACAGTGTCGCACAAATGGCAGTTTCTGAGCGTGTTAAGAGCTGCGGCAATATCTACAGTTATTGATACAGAATGATCAGCTAATGCGACACTATTACCCTGTAGATATTTGTTCGCTTCTTCTCTGAGCTTTGCAAGCAAAGTGGCTTCGTTTGTAATCGCATTGTTGCTCCGGTGAAAATGGTCGTGCTGTCCTGTGAATTTTTCCGTAAAGTCATACGGTAATGCTCTTTGATAAGTCAGCACACTGTCAACAATGGGAATAGGCTCAGAATATAATGTGTTCTCTCCAATTATGCTTTTATCTCCGTCTATGCCGCTGTATTCAACTATCGGTAAAACGGCGTAAGGCAATAAGTCCGTATAAACAGTTGATATATCACTATTCTGTTGATATGAGCTAATATTTGAACCGTAACGAATAGCAATACCAGTATCAGATCCACGCCTGTTTAACAGCGAAATTTTAAAATTATCAAAATAAAATTCGCCGCCGAAAACATCAAGCATCGAACCCTCTAATCCTTGAAGAAATTCGCCAAAGCGAACAAGCCTTTTTTCCCCGGCATGGACATAATTTGTACTTGTAATATTTGAATACAATACAAAATAATTATCAAGCAAAAGCATTGTAGGATATGGATCCATAGGTGTTAATATTTCATCAAAAATTTCTTGTGGGGTTGCTGCTCTTGTAACTCCAGCGCCTGCATTGTATAAAATCCTAAACGCATTTCCATAAGCAATATATCTTAAATGATGAGCTTTTGCCGTAATTGTTTTATCGTTGGCAGATGTTTGATATATCTCAAAGACCTGCGGAGGGTCGTGCGGATTGGCTTTTGCTTTGACAAACATTCCCGGCACAATACAACTTGATAATCTATCGTTTGTTAACGCTTCCAAATTCAACTCGTATTTGCCGTTTCTTTCCTCGCTTGCAATACATTTTGTGCTGTTTTTTATAAATCCCAATCCGTTATTATCAAAAAAATTTTCGGGAGCTGTGTTTGAATTGTAAAGTAAAGGCAACATTTATTATAATCGCCTCCAGTTTGGTATTATTGACATTGAAAAATTCGTGCCGTTTTCGGTTTCAACAGCAATAGTATTTACTCCCGGTTTAAGCTCAGGAATTATGTTCGCTGAGTATTTATCGTTGCAGTCAACTTTTGTAGTTGTATAGTATACATTTTCGTTTGGCTTATCCACGGTAATTTGTGTGCCGTCAAGCGTGATATTAAAGCTTTCATCGTTAATTGAAACAGTAAATAATCCGTTGCCGTTAACTTTAATAATCGGCTCTGCGTCCCATTTTTCACTGTTTGTAATTGTATAATTTGTGGAATTTACTTCTATTTCCGTTAAGCCGCTTTTACTGTACAAGAACGGATCGCAGTTAAATGTAATCGTTGTTTCATAAACGTCTTTTCGAACTGCTACTATATCATCAATCTCAGTGACTACAGCTTTTCTGAAATAATCTGGATTATACGTGTCTTTATAAACTTTATATTCAACATCGCCTGTTCTAAGCCACTCTGTTAGTTTGTGCGAAAAATCTTTGATAGTCATGTCGCAGTAAGCCGGGACGGCTCTAATCGGGACTTTAAACGTTTTATTTTCATAGCGGTTATAGTCAATAATTGCGCTGCCGCTTTTTCCTATGATTTTAAAGAATTCAATATCTGGTGTTGAAACATAGTATGTTGGTCGCTGAGATATTACCGCCCCTAAATCGGATAAAAATTTTCCGTCATACCAAAATGTATGAAAATTGTCATGCATTAAGTTGTCGCCACCTTTTCACGGAAAATTTCGCTGTACAACTCTCTGCCAAGTTTTTGAACATCATCTTGAGTGTTATTATAAAAGTTTTCGATATGCAGTTCAAGAATATTGCCACCGAGTTTCGGTTGTGTAAGTACAGGTTTACTCACAATATCGGTATTTACATCAAAGCTTGTCGGGAGTGCTTTTTGCATGTCTTCCGCAACATTCTCTGTTGCCTTTTGGATTAAACCTCTGTTTTTTTCAATGCCCTCAGCAAGGTTTGACATAAAATCCGGCATCCACTCGTTGGATTTTGCAAGCGGACCTTTTTCAGGCAGACTAAAGTGCAAAAAGTCACTTATGCCGCCAGCTATTTCTTCGACTTTCTCGATGATATTATTTTTCATTCCACTTATTCCGTCTATGAAATTTTGTATCATATCAGAACCCCAGTTTTTTGCATTATCGACAATTTTTTCAAAAGCTGTCGTAATCAGTTCTTTTGATTCATCGATCCAACTTTTTATACCAAGTAGCTTGTCTGACCAAAAGGTTACAATACCATTCCACCAATCAGAAACACTTGTTTTCATTGCTTCCAGCGGCTGAGTAAATTCTTTATCAACCCACTTATCGAATCGTCTTTTTTGAAGAGCGAGCCACTCCCCAAAATTTTCACCTACCGGATCCCAAATTCGTCTCCATTCGTGCCACAATAATTTCGCTGTTGTTTCACGTTTCAACCTCATGATTTTGGGTAAAAATTTCAAAAATATATCAATGACAGTATCAGCTATAAGCTCGAATTGTTCTTCGTGAGAGTGCAAAAAAGTATCAATAGTAGAAATGAATTGGTCGATTATAGTTGCTATCTTTTCCACATTTTCTTCATCGCCTATGAAATCAACAATGCTCGTTAAAACATCATTTGCTAATTTTAATGCAAATGTTAAAAGTTGAGGAACAATCTCCGCACTTGAATCAAGCAAAGCCTGTGCTAACTCCTCGATAAAAGCTAAAACATTATCAACCGTTTCTGTTAAACCATCGCTCGTAAGCCATTCTCTTACTTTATCGGGAATTTCTTCCAGTATTTCGAGAATTTTTTCTGAAAGTATGCTATAAACTGTTTCTCTTTTAAGCAGAAACAAGTCGTCTATAAATTGTATCGCAAGATCAAACAAAGTTGAAAAAATAATATAAATTTTATCTTGATTTTTATCGAAAAAAGTTTCAAGCTGTTCAATTAAATGTGATATCGTTTCTTCAATCGTTTCTATATTCTTTTCATCGCTCAAAAACTCCGCGAAATTTGTTATTATTTGTTCAGAAAAATATAACAAATGTCCTAAAAGTTGAGGTAACAATTTACTTCCGCCCTCAAACAAAGCTGTACCGACTTTATCAGCAAATATGACAATCCCGTCTATAAATTTGTTAATAGTAGTAGCATTTTCAAAAATCGTATCTACACCTTTTTTGATTAACTTAGCCGCTGTGCCGCCTAACCTTGTAAACGCCGCTATAAAATTACCGTTTGTAATTTCGGCGGCAACGTTCGATAACCCCTCGGAAAGCATTTTTACAAAATCTTTTGTCATAGGTGCAATTTTTTCATACAGTTCCGTTTGCAAGCGTGAAAAAGCCGATTGTAAAAGAGTAATTTGTCCGGGCAATGTATCAAGCTGAATTTCAGCCATCGCTTTAGCCGCGCCCTCGGAATCTTTGATTTTTTCTCCAAGTTCTTCCCACCTCTCAGCGGAGGTCTCTAATAATGCGTTTGCTCCTGCAAGTGAATATTGACCGAAAATATCGCTAATAGCTTTTGTTCTTTCTTTGTCTGTAAGCCTGCTCATAGCATTGTCTAAATCAAGGAAAATAGACGGCAAATCGCGCAGATTGTCCTGAGCATCATAAACAGATACTCCCAATTTGTCAAGCTGTTCTTTTGCTTTACCCTCCGCCGTTGTTAAATTGGTAAGCACTCGGCGCAACATATTACCACTCTCGGAAGCCTTAATGCCGTTATCAGCCAAGACACCTAAAACTGTATTCAGCTCCGTAAATCCGCCTTTAACTTGCCTGCCTGTTGCACCAATTGAAAGAATAGCGTCACCAAGCTGAGATACACTTGTGTTTGAAGATGAAGCCGTTTTTGCCATTTGGTCAATAAAAGCGGTCATATCCTTCATTTCAATTCCTAAAGCAGTCTGACTATCCGTCACCATATCGGAGGCAGTACCTAAGTCCATAGCACCTGCGGTAGCAAGATTAAGTACTTTCGGCAACATTTCAGCGGAAGTCTGAGCATTGTATCCGGCAAGAGCCATGTAATTTAATGCTTCGCCTGCCTGTGTAGCTGTAAACGTAGTTTCAGCGCCCATTTTTTTTGCAAACTCTCGCAAAGTGCCGTTAAATCCGTCAACAGATACTCTCGTTGCGTCCATATCGTCACGAGTTTTCAAAAGGGTCGCGCCTACCTGTCCCATTGCGGTATCAAAACTCATACCCTCTTGCATAAATCCTTGAACAAACTCCGCCCCTGCACTTGCCATTTGCATAAAACCGTCAGCGACCACTGAAACAACATTATCAACCGTTCCCATGATTGTATCATCAAGAGATTTTACCGTGTTTGCTGTCTGAGTAACAATATTGGCAGTTGTAGAAATGACTTTATCACTGATTCCTACGATAGCACTATCGACTTTTTTTACAGTGTTTATGGCGGACATAACCTGTCCGCCAAAATTTGAAAGTACTTTTTCGGCAGCAGAAAGTCCTGAGAAAAAATCATCAGCTTTCAAACTCAAACTCGCAAATAACTCAAATACATTCATCTTGCTCACCTCCCAGCTTTGACATTTTTTCTTTAAGAGCCGAAATGATTTCTTGTGCTTCTCTGCTGTTTTCCTCGGTTTTATCAGGGTAAAACAGTTCTTTAAAGCTCACCTTGATTTGTGAACCGCCTGCAAAATTAGCGGTATTGTTTGTAATCGCCTGTAAGCAGTCCGTTACATAAATTTTATACAGCCTGTCTTTTGAATGCTTTATGTATCGGCTTTCGTAATATCGTACGAAAGTTCTAAGATTGTTTCCTCTGTATTCTCCGTAGCAGAGCCAGAAGACTTGTCCTCCGTCTTCTGAGCCGAGAAGAAAAAAAGTTTAATGCCGTCCGTACCTATTTCTTTTAGCATTTCTTTTAGTTGTCCGATAATCTCGAACGGATTCAAGTCAAGTTCCTCGGCTGTTGTGCCGTTCATAATTGCAAGAATGCTCGCTGTTTCGTTTTTGTATCGAGTACACATAATTCTTACAACTGCACCGTACCCAAACAGATTTCGGAGGTTTCCCCAGATGTGTGAAAAATCAAAGTCTTCTTTAATATCTCTTTGCGCGGCTTCTTTGCTTCTTTCGAACTCCGACAACAGAATATCTCTTATTTCATTGTCCGAAAAAATCTTTTCTGCGTACTCTTCGATTTCTGCGATAAAATCAAAAGAGGACATTCCCTTAATGTCTGAAATTTGCATTGATTAATCCTCCGTTTCGATAACCATATACTCAACAGGGACAACGTCCTGAGCAGTAATTGACGAGTGTCCGGTAATTGTAAGTGATGTTTGTCCTTTGCTGTTTTTAGAAGACTGGAAACTAAATCCGCCTGTCGACAGAGCGTTCAAAATTTTTACAACAGCTAAACTGCCATTCGGGAGATCGCCAACCCACCAAATAGACTTAAAATCCGACTGTTTAAGACTTCTTCTCGGTGCGATTTTGCCTGCTGATGTCAACTCGTAATAATTGCTTGTTGAAGGATTACCTGTTGGAGATGATACCGCTGTGTAAACGTAATTTGGAGATGTACCGCTCCTTGTATAGTATGTCTTTCCGCTTTGTATCGTTGTATCGGAAGACACTGCATAAGTTGCGCCGCTTGATTCGGCTGCACCCAACGAGAATTGCACGAAATCAGGTGACATATTGAGTGCCGTTGTACTTAGTGATACCGCCCAACCGTCAAGATGTTTCAATTCCTTCGTATTTTCGAGGCAGTTGTCAACATCAGAACCCATATCGCTGTATGTCGGAGTAACATCAATTTTAATGCCGCCTGTTGTTGCTGTGATGATGTCGCTGTCATTAATTGTTGGGTTTTCAGGAACAAAGTTGTAGAGCAATGCGCCTGCATCTAATTCAAGATTCTCAAATGTGTTCTGAGGAATCACTGTTGCTCTTCCCATGAATAAACACTTCCTTTCATTGTGTTAAAAATTCACCATAAATAGTAATATATTTTGCTTTTACATTGTCAACTCCACTTGATTGGTCTTGCGCGAAAATACCGTTTTTAAAAATCCACAAATAGCCGCCGTCAATTTTGATTAAAACGGGATTATGTTCGACAATGTAGTTATAAATTTCCTCTGTTTTTCTGCTTAAATCAGCCAGCGACGTGCTTTTATACCATATAGACGCACTAAGTGGTATTAAGTCATCAAGCGAGCCGATAGCGGTTTCATAGGTGATGTATGGAAAAGCAGCGTCATCGGGAACGGAATAGCGGTTGTAAGCTGGAACCCCAAAAGAACTCCAAAAACTGTGAATAGATTGAAATTTATCCAAGAGCTCCTGCCTCCTCCCATGCTTTATAAATCTTCTCACCCTGAATAGCTATCCAGTCTACCATTTCTTCATTGCAAGCCCAAGCATTTTCAGAATAAGAAGAATTTTGAGCTAAGCCGCTTTCGTACAAAAAAGCGTGTACAATTTCGTGACGCAGCACTTTTCTGAAATACGTTTTATAATCGTGAATATTTCCGTTTTCCTCATTGCACACAACGATTAATTTTGAATAAAAGTCACAATATCCGTCAACTTTTTCAAGTCGTTCATCATCTTTTGAAGTAAGATATTGAATTTCATAGTCTGTACCTAAAATATTAACCTTATCCACCATTAACATCTCCAGTGATTGTGTAATCCTCGGCGGTAAACAAAGCCATATCAATTTTTGCGGATCCAGGGACTTTTTTTCTTTCAGAAGTCACTCGGAAGGTTCGTCCGTCACTCTTTCTTCTGAACACTGTCAAAGGCGCTAAGTTGATATTTTTCCTTGTAGTCACCGTGTAAACACTTGTCACACCGAGCTTTTCGCCAATCCTTGTTTGAATAGTGGTGTCTTCTTGCAAATCCGCCTTAAAAGGCGCGCCCTGCGTCCAAGCTGTAACCGGGCTCCCGTAACTGTCTATTACAGAAATTTTATCCATAATATTAAAAGTGTCGCCGCCGTCTATATATTCGCTTAATAAATCGTTCATAGCTTTCTAAACCTGCTCAACTCCTTTCTAAAAACACCTTGCCATGTTTGCTGTACTATCTCACCTTTAGAATTTGTGGCGATATGCTGAGATCTACTGTAATGATGAAACGTTTCGCTTGTATATGGGCTATAGTTAGCCGCGCTGTTCCCGTATTGTGCGTCCCACTCCTGGATTTTTTCAAAAAGAGCAATAGCCGCAGGAGGAACAGCCATTGCCCAAATAGCACCCTCGAATGTTTCGTCTGTCAAATCACTCACAGGGTACTGGTGAACTCCGTCATTAAAAACACTGCCCACAATGCGTAAATACTGATTGTTGCGCAGATATCCGTTAGGAACGATTATTTCTCCGTTAGATATTGTGAACGTGCCAAAAATCCTATCGACATCAAACCAGTTGTGTAATTCTTCGCAAAAATCAGTAATCGTCACTGTAGATCCTCCTTTATTATGCGTGTGCTGTTACAGTTGCGCTGCCTGCTGCCTGAGCTCTATTATTAGCGTCAACGGACGCAATTGTAATTTTCTTACCTGTCGCTGCTGTAATGTCGCTTGTGCCATCCCACGTTTTCCAGCCTGTTGTCAGTTTCTGACCGTATTTAACGGTTGGAGCTGTTGTATCGGCTATTTTATATTTGTACGTTTCGTCTGCGGGCTGAGAATAACCGCTCACGGTGATCGCTGTATCTCCGCTTGCTGTGCCTGCCGAGGAAGAAACGCTAATCGTACCAAGTGTAGGTGTGCTGTCAATTTCTGCAACAACAACACCGGCAGCCATTTCAACAAGAAACTGAATGCCCGAGGCTGCTATTCTTTCAACGACAAGACGGTTTGTGGTAGTGTCGGTAGTCGTGCCGATATAGCCTGTCTCGTCTGTCGTCAAATTAAACTCGTTTGCCATCTCGCCGTTCATCGGGATGTAATACATAATGATGTTTTCTTTTGCTGTCGAGTAAATTTCGTTGTACGGAATCAAGCTTGACAAAATCACCGTACCCATACCAAGAAAATCCTCAACATACCTCAATCCGAACGCTGTCTGAGTGGTTATTGTTGCAGACTCGAGATAAGGGACGATTGTTAACGGATTAATAAAATGAACGACCTGTACAGTGTCGTTTTCAAACAATACCTGCAACTGCCCCCAAGTTTTAGCTAAAGCACCTTGAAGTCCTGTCGCCGCAACAACGGTCGTGTCAAAAGAAGTCAAGTGTTCAATAAAGCTTGCGCGAATGCCCTTTTGAACGTCCTCAAGCATTTTCTTGTCAATCTCAACAATAGCCTCAGCTCTGCCGCTCTTCTGGATAGCCTCCGCCGATTTCTGATTTCGCCACTTTTTCAGCGTGATTTCGCCGATTTTCGTTTTGTTGCGCTGATACTGTGACAGTGGGATAAGTTCGCCTTCTCCGACTGTGCCGTCCTGCAACGTTCCGGTTGTTGTATATAGATACAGTTCTGTTCCTGCCGCCTGTGGTATTTTCCTTGTGACACCAAGCATTTCAATAAATTTCCGCAAATTGAAGCTTGAAAAACGCTGAACAAAGTCAACCTCTCGCGCTTTAACCATCTGCTGTGTGGTTATGATATTAGTTTCTGCTGCCGTTGTAATGTTTGTAGGCATTTTTTTCACCTCTAAAAATTAAACAGTTCGTGATTTTCTGCGATTGCCTTCTGACGTTCGTAATCGTCTGAAATCGCAAAAATCTGCTCTTTTGTCATTTTGCCGCTGCCTGTGTTTGCTGGCGGGTTTGCTGTGGTTGCGCCTTTGATTTTTGTTGTTGCGACTAATCCTGCGAAATCGCCCTTGACAAGTTCATCCAGTGCTGCTTTATCCTTGATTTTTTCACCGTCAAGCTCAATTCCGTCAAGTTCAGATTTGCAACCACGCATAGCAATAGCAAGGTTTTTACCTGTTATGCCTTTGCTCTCAAAATACGCTTTTACAGCTTTTTCTTTTGCTGCCTTTGTTTCTTTTGCAGAAACTTCCGATTTATAGTTTTCAAAGTCACTGTGTTCTTTTTCGTACTTAGATTTAAAATCTTCCGCTCCCGCTATTCCTGCTTTCAGGTCATTGAGTTCTTTTTCAACTTCATCGAATTTGTCTGCTTTTACTTTAGCAGTTTTCAGTTCGTCTTTAATGCCTGAAATCGTCTCTGTGTGTGCCTCAACAATAGAATTAATCTGTTCCTCGTTTAATCCTAATGCCTTTAAAAAATTTCTTGTCAGTGCCATTTCCTTTAGTCACTCCTTGATTTAATTTCTTTAAAATCAATTTATAATCAACCCAAAAATCGGGAGATTTCCTATGTTATTCTTCTTTTAAAGTATTTTCGAGTATTTGCTTATATTCGTCCAAATGGTCAACGATTGCAGGCTTTATGTAAGGATGTGCAGGAACGTGTTTGCCGCTCCCTGCTTGAATATGCCCCATTTCAACATCAATTTGTTATCATAAGGGCTTTTTATCCCTTATTTCTTACAGTTTCCTATCCTGTAAGGTCGGCGTACATCATCACCTTTTTTAGGTGTCGAGCACTCTTGGAGGGATTATTGCTCCCTTAACGCTCACCCTCTACGCTCTACGGTGGCGGTTGGTCTTACCGCTTACCTCGGTATTAGCCTTTATTAAATAATTCATCAATCCCTATAAAACCGTTCCTGCTGTATCTTGCATAAATAGTTTTATAATCGAGTTCAAAGATTTCACACCATTGCATTAATGTCTTTGTTGCATTGCCAATCGTTATATTGATATTAGTATCACGATTGTTGCATTGCTCTTCATTATTGCTCCAACGGCAATTTTCGGGCGAATAATTTTTATTGTTGTCAATTCTGTCAATAGTCAAATCTTCCGAATACCCGTTATTTATAGACCACTCATAAAAAGCTGAAAAATCATCTTTCCACTCTTCGCAAATTGTTATGCCTCTTCCGCCATACCTATGATACCTTGCGTTATTCTTATTATAACATCGGGCTTTCATTCCTTGCCATATGTTATATATCCTCTTCCCGCTTTGTTTATGGCTGTGATGAGCGGTCAAATTCACATTGTCTTGTTCTTTCTTCAAGCAACCACAAGATTTGATAGCCCCACACTGTAAGCTATCAGAACGGGCAATCTTTAAATTCCCACAATCGCATTGACAAATCCAATAAGTTTTACGACTTTTTTTATCAGCCAAACCTATTACTGTTAATCTGCCGAATTTTTTACCTGTAAGGTCATTCACTCTGTTGATGTTTTTCATTTTTTCGTTTCTCCTTTATGTTCCAAATTCTATATATATTGTACCATATTCGGAGAATTTTTTCAAGCGGCTTTTACCGATTTTGTTCGATTTTTCGATATATATTTCTATATAAAGGCGCAAGTTTTTTACGCAGCATATTCAACGTTCGTCCCGACATAAACAGTATATTCGCCTTTTCCCACTGCGTGAGCGATAGAATTTCTTAACAAGCCTGTATCAACAGGGCATTTCATTTTTGCATAGCTTTCGGCTTTTAAACCAATCATTTCAAGAGCTTGTAAAATCGATTCTTCGGTGTATTTTTCAATATCTTTATTGATATTAATAGATACCGCATTTGTTCCGAGAGTTCCCATTTTATCACCTCTTTCGCCGCTCCTTGCTCTTTTCGGATTCTTTCCATTTGTCACGAGCCGCTTGTCGCACATCGGGGTCATCGGAGTGATAATCTTTCCAGTCTTGATACGTCATTTCTTCATCACCATCATAATCTCTTGATAGTCCGTTATGCCGTTGGCTAAGGTCTGTAACATCAATCCTTGGTGTGCCTTTAACTTGCGATATAAGAGTACAACGACAATTCCATACTTCTTCGGGTTCTCCGTTAGGGTCCCCTGGATAATAACAGCCGTTTGAAAACTCTTCCTCTGTTTCTCTTTCCTCGCCATCTAATCGTGCGTGTGAATCTCTAACACGGCTGTCAGGGGTCGCAAGCCAAACTTTAAGGGTTTTTATTCCCATACTTTCAGCACGTCTGTAAGCGTTAATTCTGCCGCCATTCTGTGCAGATGTAGTCATTGTACGAGCGTTTCTTATCGCCGCAACTCGGTTCATATTGGTAACACGCTGTAAACGGTGTGCAATTTTATCAATGCTTTCGCCCTGTAAAACTCCCTGTGTTATAGCAGATTGTATTTTCTGCCTGTTCCAGCGTTCGTCTTTTGGAATGTCAATTCTTGCTTGCGGCAACAAATCGGGATTATCTCTGATTAGTCTTTCAACCGTTTCACGGCTGTAAAGTGTGTATGAAGTGTTTAACAGCGAGCCTCTCTCAATCTCAAACGTTCCGTAGTTGTGATTTATAGCGTAGATTTGCGGCAACTCCCTATTAATCATTTCGGCGGCTATCTCGTTTGTGTGCGTTAAATCCTCAGCTAAGGTATCACGCATTTCTTTCCACCGCTCACCAATAAGAATTTGCCCTGTTCGCCAATAGTTATATTCATCTTGCGTTATTTCACCGTTTGCAAGCTGTTGACGTTTAATCTTATCTTTAACTGCAAATCTGCGAAAGTAATCGTTGCATTTTTCTTCAAGTTCTTCGGCGGCTTGTCTGTACTCTGCTGTTATACGCTGTTCTAAGTCTTGTAGTAGTCTTTCGGTTTCTTTGTGTGCTTCATCCATCGTTTGCACCTCTAAGGGAGAGTAGAATGACTACCGTCTTTAAAAATGAATTCCACAACTTTTTCGTTACACTTATCACATAAATGTATATCTTTGCAGTTTAGTCCGAACGCCACTAAGGAGTAATAACTAACTTTTAAAAATGGTAATTTCATAGCCTTTTCCGGGAAATCTATTATTTCTTTTCCACATCTGTCACAAAATTCTTTTATCATTTCTTTTCAACCTTGCCTTTATTTTCTGTACCTTGTAACAGCTCGCTTTCATTATCAGGTATAGTTTTACCCTTATACCCTGTTGCAAGCCTTGAAAGGCTGTCTGCGTTCATTTTCTTTAGCATTTCTGCCGCTTTGTCACCGTCACCGAGAATTGTTAAAATTTTTTCTGTAACATAATCGGGGTCAAGATATTCAGCCGCTTGCAGAACTGTTTGTACATCCTCGTTGACATTAATTAGCATTGACCGTGTAAACGTTGGTTCGTCTTCAACCCCTGCAACTGCTAAAATACCTTGAATAAATTCAATTACGCAATATTCAAAATCATCACACTTAATATTCAACGGTTCGTAAGCTGCTTTTATTTCCGTAGCTGTTGCCGCTCCGCTTGAAATTGTTTCAACATCAAGAGCCATTGCATCACGGTATAAATCTTTTTCAAGCCGTTTCAAAAGCGTTTCACGAGCGTCAAAAGGCGGCTGAATGCTGTTAGGTTGTACTGTCACGGCGTCATCGGTAACAACTGCGTGCAGTTCACGGACACGTTTCAAAAACTCAGCTAAATCAATATCGTCCATGCCGCCAGCGTTTTGCAACGTCCAGTAAATAAAACTTGCTTCGTCAATCGTGTTAGCAAATCCCGATTTTACCAAATCAAAGCAATCAATCTGACTGCGAATATCATCTAAATCCGATTGATGTCGAGAATTTCCCCACATCGGAACAATGGGGAATGTTGGATAATTTTCGCCGTCATAAATCTCAACACCGCTTGCAATAGATGTACGAACTTTGAATTTATATGGTCTTTTCGGTTCTCTGACTTCGCCTGTGCCGTCTTTCCAAATAAACTCGGTATATCCGTCAATTTCGTATAATGTCGCTCTCAACGGCTTATTGGGAGCAATTTGCCAAAATCTTATCCCTGCTTTCATTGCTCCGTCTTCTTCATCGTAGAGCGGCACAAATTCAAGCAGTGTGAACATTTCAACGTGGTCAAGATTGAAAAAACCAAAAGCTTGACTATGCAAGGAAGCTTGTGTTGCTATTTTTTGTATTTGCGTATCAAATGGATATTTCTTATTACCTAATTTGTCGCTTGTATCGCTTTTGCTCCAGCCGACACCGTTACCGTTTAAGAACTGTACTTTTTGAGTTACAAATCTATGTAGAAAATTTGACGGCATTTTATAATTGGCACTCCAAATATCGGGGATTTTTTCGCCTGTTGCTTTGTAAAGCCATTTTTGAAAACGTGTTATAGTGGTGTTTCTGCCCTCGTCATACTCTTTCCCGTCACGGGCTTTTGAATACAAATCGCTTGATTTATGTTGATTTATCGCCTGCAACACAAAGTCTATTCTGTTTTTCTCGTTATCGCCAACAGCGATTAAATCTTGATATGTGTACATTATGTATCACCTAAAATTCTCCATTTTGCAATCTCAAAATAATGTTCGTCAAGTTCAAAACCTATGAAATTACGGTTTGTATTTACACACGCAACGCCTGTACTTCCACTTCCCATGCAGTTATCAAGCACCGTTTCGCCCTCATTGGTGTATGTCTTTATGAGATATTCCAACAAATCAACAGGCTTTTGTGTCGGGTGTATGGGCTTATCTTTGGAACAGTTGCATTGTGCAAATTTTATCACATCAACAGGATAACGGCTTCCGTCCTCACAAATTGTTTCACACAAATCCTGTTTTCCATAATTTGTACTTGTCTTATTATGTGCTGCACGATAACATTTATGACCGAATGTTTTTTGCGGATTATAAGTCGGGAGTTTATCATAAAAAATCAAGATGTTTTCGTGTGCTTTCAACGGCATTTTGTGAGAATTTAAATGCCCTGTCCCTTGTGCTTTCTGCCATATCCATTCATACCTAAACCATTTTCGATTTGATACAATCAAGTCAACGCAAAACGGCATTTGCGAAAACAGTACAATAGCTGCATTTGCTTTTATAATCCGTTTGTACTGTTCCCATAGTGCCTGCAAGTCTATTTTTTTATCCCATTTATTATTTGTTGTTCCATACGGCAAATCACATAAAATCATATCAATTGAATTATCGGGAATATCTTTCATTAATTCTAAACAGTCGCCTTGCATTAATTTTGTGTTCGCCATACAATTACCTCGCCGCTTCCTAATAAATATCCCCATAAGCCCGTTTTACTCTTGCAATGTGTTTGGTTTTTACAAAATATCTCATACTGTCCATTAAATGGTCGTTCTCTTTTAACGGTTTTTCTGTTCCCTCTTCCCACACGTAAGATTCACATTCGTTTCTCCAATTTTTGAGTGTAGGTGAAAATTTAATCAGCCCTCTGTGCATTGCCGACGCTGTTTCTCTTATTCCATCTTCAACAGCATTATCAGCCGAACGGACTTTGCTCCAATTCTTTTTCTTGAGTAAAGCAATAAAAGAAGCCGCCGAGGGGTCGATAATCGTTTCAAGCTTTTCGCCCGGCAAAATATACGGTTCTACAAATTCATCCATATCTTTTCCGTATTCATCATCGGTTTTCTGCCTGTTGGTCGCTCTGCCACTGTAATAGTATTCATTTACCGCATACCATACACCGCCGTGTTTTTCCCAATATAACGCTGCAAATGGGTTCTGTGTACCATAGTCGATTGATAAACATTTAGCTTCTATCGGAGTGTTGGGAGCTTCTGCAATTGCTTCTTGATACATTGGATATATTAAACCCTCTGCAAGCACCCATAAACCGAGGATAAACCGTTCATAAAAAACACCTGTGTACTCACGTTTAATGTTTTCCACATAATCTCCAGGCAATGTGGAATTATCGTCAAGTAAAAATTTTACATCAAGCATATCAAGGCTATCTTGCCTGTCGATATAGTCCGTCTTTAACCAATGTGATGGACTATCAGGGTTAGTTGTTGCTATTAATTTAGCTTCAGGCAAACGCAAACGAGATAATAACATTGTAAAAAAATCTCTGGGGAACTGCGTAAGCTCGTCACAGTATGCACCTTGTAAAGTTAAACCTCTTATTTTTGCTTCACTCCGTGCATCATTTGCACCCTCTAAAAAAATTTTTCTGCCGAAAAGGTTGCCCTCTTTTGCCGACAAGCTAAAGGTAAAATTACTTTCTCCGACAAGTTCTTGCAAGAGCAACAGGCAGTTTCTTTTCAGAGTTGTTAGCGACTTTGCACACATCATATACAGCTTATCTTCGGGCATCGTTTTAACCCAAAACGCCCATAGAACAAGCGAAATCCACGTTTTTCCGCTTGAAACACTTCCCTCTAAAAGGTTAATCCTTTTCAGTTGGTTCGTCTGCCAGAGTGCCATTAGCTGTAGTTGTTTCTGCGTATACATTATTTTTTAACCCATTTATCAAATCTGCAAGCTGTCCGTTTGCGGTATCGGTGTTTTCATACTGGATTTTATCCGACTGCCCTAAATAATTCTTTCCGAGAAATATTGCCATTGCCGGAGACTTTTCAGCAAGTTTGAATTGTGAACGTCTAAGGCTCATTTTGCCCTTTGCCGAGTGCTTTTTAAATGCGTCCGCAAAATTCTCTTTATATGTGCGTTTGCACCAACGTTCTATTGTATCTGGAGAACAATCAAATGCTCCTGCAATCTCTTCAAGAGTGCATTGCAGACCGCAAAGGTTCTCGAACATTTTTTTATCAATTTCTTTTCTCGGTCTGCCCATTTAATCACCTCAATTCAATTTAACAGCCTTTTGCCCTGTGAATTTCTCCCAACGCCGAATGATAACATCACTCATTATTCCACCTTGCCTTCCATCCGTAATTGTCTGTTTCTTTATGGCATTCATGACATAGAGTTAAGCCATTATCAACATCAAACATCAATTCTGGATATCTGCAACGCTCTTTTATGTGATGTGCCTCTATATTCCTTTTTCGTTGACCGCATTTCTGACAAGTAAAATTATCTCTCTTAAATACGGACAACCGCCATTCTTTATATTCAGCACTCGTTCTTAATAACTCAGATTCTTTCGTTTTGCCACCTTGCCAAAAATGAGATTGTTCCCCCTTGCGTTCTCTGTATGCTAAATTTCTGCATTCATTTGAGCAATAGATTTTATTTCTTTTTGTGGATGTTTGAAACTTTTTTCCGCATATTGGACATTCTCTATTTTCTGTTGCCCTCTTGCTCCAACATTCCTTTGAACAATAAATCGTCTGCCTGTTTTTATGGTCGTGTATTGCTCGAAACTCTTTGTCACATACAGGGCAAGTTGCAATTCTCGCTCTTTGCAAATGCGGATAATGCTTGCCTTTTTTACCATCTGTTTTTCTGTAATTATATCCACATTCTTTTGAGCAATATTTTTGGTCTAATCGTTCCGGATGAAACCATTTTCCGCACTCGCATTGATTCCATCCTTGAAATCTGCCTTTACCACAAGCATTACAAATCGTGTTTTTATTCTCCGGCTTTTCTGTTGTTTCATAACCGCATTTATTGCAAATCCATTTCTGCTCCACAATTACCACCTCTTGATAATTATATCACATTAAATGAATTCTGTCAATGCCCCGCTATCTCTGTGTATGGTATCTTTTTCCCATCCTTAATCAAGAACACATCTGCATCCGAACCCTTAAAGTTTATATATCTTTGCAAAATCACGGAAACATATTTGGGATCGAGTTCAACCATATAGCATTTCCTGTTTAGCTGTTCACAGGCTATTAGTGTGCTACCACTACCACCGAAACAGTCTAATACTATCTGCTGTTTATCTGTTGTATGTCTTATTGCGTTTGCTGATAATTCAACAGGTTTTTGTGTCGGATGTTCATAATCATTCGCATTGTCTTTGCCTATGCTCCACACACTACCTATACGCTTTTCTCGGATTTCCTCGCCATTATTGGCACATAAAATCACTTCATAATCAGTTGAAAATGTATGTTTCAAATCTCCAATGCCACCGCCACCTTTATCCCATATAACCATATTGGATAATTCAAAATATTGTTTGAACAGTGGCAACCATTTATCCAAGACTTTCCAAGTGGTACATATCATCACAAATCCTTTTACTCTTCCGAGCAAGTTTGGGAAAAAGTTTAATATTTTATCGTCATTCTCCAATACATCAAATTTCTCTGATTTTGTTCGCATATTGGACTGATAATTGTAGCCGTATGGCGGATCGGTAAACACCATATTAGCCTTTACCCCATCCATAAGCCTATCAATAACCGCAACATCCGTAGAATCTCCGCATATAAGTTTGTGGTCGCCTAACTGCCACAAATCGCCAATTTTACATCTTGTTTCTACTTCTTCGGGAACTTCATCTTCTACAATTTCTTCTGTGGTTTTGTCATCGTCAAAATTCAAATCAAATCCAAAATCTGACATATCAATATCAAAAATGCCGTCAAGCTCTTCACCGAGTAAATCAAAATCCCATTCGGCAAGCTCCCCAACCTTGTTGTCTGCAAGCCTAAAAGCCTTTATTTGCTCGTCATTTAAATCATCGGCAATCACGCACGGAACTGTTTTCAAGCCGAGCTTCTTTGCGGCTTTTAGCCTTGTGTGACCGCAAACAACATTGTTTTCCTTGTCAATCACAATCGGAACTTTAAAGCCGAACTCACGAATAGAATTTGCAACAGGGTCAACCGCTCCGTCATTTTTTCGAGGGTTGTTCGCATATGGAATCAATTTATTTATATCAACATCAATTAAGTTCATACAAACACCTTTTTTAATTTTATTTGCACAAAACCGCCCTTTCTGACCTTTAGGGCGGTTTATACAATTAATCCAAAATAAAGAGAAATCCAAAAATGTAAACACGTGGTAGCAAGAGTAGGATTTGCACCCACAATCTCCCAATTATAAGTCGGGTGTTTTGCTGTTAAACTATCTCGCCATATTTGCAGGCTGGTTTGAAACGCAGCCTGCATTTTTACACCAGAAAGAAGATAATATGAACGACTGACTACCGCCCATGATTTAATTATACTACAACTAAAACGGACAAAGCGGACAACTTTTCGTGTTGTCTGCTTTGCCCTTTGTGCTTATTCGCATGCATTAATCGCCCAATACTTTCGCCTTTACCCGTTCGTACAGCTCTTCTACCTCTTTCGGCGAGAGAGTCGTTCGCACTACCTTTACCAACTGTTCTTTCGTAAGCCAAATGCCTTTTTTGGGACTTCCAATCAGGTATAATGTTGGCTTGCTATTTTTATTATTATTCATTTTTCACCCGCTTTATAACATCATCGGCGGTAAGCCAGCCTGCAACTGAGTTTCCATCTTTCTCCTCGTCAACGATATCGCCGTATATCTCAAGCAACCCTTGTTCATATCCGTATGAACCGTAGTGGCAAATCGCATCCCATTTAAAACAGCCTTCATTATCATAAACAACCACTTGATTGCGCCCAAGATCTATTTCATTGCCGCCAGGGAATGCCACAATGTTGGTTTCCTTAATTCGTTCGTAATTTGCTCCGCTCTTGTCCAGATACTCAACTAATTTTTCCATTTCCGTCATTGCCTTCACCTCTCATTTTTCTGTATATACCTATGACACATCTTTCTAATGCTTTCCTGCGTATTCCCACCGCCCACTCTCTGAGCGATATCCCTCCATCTCCGCCCTTCGATGTAGTGCATTCTCAGCATTACTCCAACATACTCGTCACACCGCTGTAAATAGACTTCTACAGCGTTCAGTCTTTGCTTTAGGTATTCTATATCCTTTTGCAGTTTATCACGCTCGTTTCGGCTTATTTCGGCTTTTTCGGGGTCTTTGTTTTCGATAGCCTGAATTTTCAGAGTTAACTCATCAAATTCATCTTCAAGCAGCAATTTTCGCCCTTTAAGCTTTCGATACTGCCGTAATTGGTTAATGGTCAAAATATCAACCCTCTTTCTCTTTGATAGCTTTCGCCCTCTCCTCTATCCCCTTTGCGATACACAGACATTCCATTTTTTGCTCAAAGAGCATGGATAAATCCTTTTCAAGCTTCATTCGTTCAATGTTGCCGAGCTTTGCTTTACGCTTCGTTTTTGTTTGCTGGATGCGGTGCTCGACTGCCTCTGCTTCCTGTCGGTATTCGTTCGCCCAGTTAAAATAGTCTTCCGAAGTCATTTATTTAACCAACCTCTTTCCTTGTAAGCTCTGTAAAAACCGTAGCTATAATTCGTTCCGTGTTCGGCATTGTAAGCACGTCTTTCAAACTCAAGAAGAACCAAAGGGTCATTAGACATTTTCTTGTTTCGACCTCGTTTTTTCGCCGTTTGAATCTTCTCGTCAAGGTTCTTGATGTCAATTCCCCTAGGTCTGCCCGGTTCTTTCTCTTTCAGTTCTCTTTGGTATTGTCGGTTCTTCTCCCGGCACTTGTTGCACATTCTGTAAACGGTATTTTCGTTAAACTCTTTTCGACATCTGGTGCATATTCTCATTTTATCACCTTTCCCTTTTACAATCCGATGTTTCCGTAAGTTTTTTTGAGCCATTCAAAAAACTTCGGGTACATCTGCTTATAATGCCACAACATACCATTTCTGATAATCGCCGTGTTGTATAGCATTGTAATCTCGTTACGGTTTACCTGCCTATCGATATACGGATAATCGTAAATAGACAAATATTTTAAATTATTGCTAAAAATATAACTCCATATATCAATATTAGTAAAATTAAGCAGCGGACAGCAAGTAACCGATTGTCGATTTTCGGTTTGATAAATCGCACCTTTTTGATTTAAAACAATCCGCCTACGCTTGCTTTCGTCTTTTCGCATTCCGATTATATTTAAATCAATGTTATTTTCTTCTTCAAACTCTTTCGACTTTTTTACATAATCATAATTAGTTTGATTGAAAATACGCTTTTCTTCTTCGTTTTCTGGGAACAGCGTGAATCTGCCACACTGCTCCCAACAGTCAACCTCGCCCAAACAATCTATAATTTGATATTTTAATCCGTGTAAGTCGGCATAATATTTCAGCAATTCAATGTTTTCCTCGGGCGTTTCGACATCTGTACAAATGCCATATTTAAAAAACATCAACGTACCTTTAAACCCTGCCTTTACAGCGATGTCTATCAATACCACACTATCCTTTCCGCTGCTAAAGGATAGTGCAGCATTGGTTGAATCATCTAACGCTGTCTTGACAGTTTCGGTCGCTAATTTTACTTTGCGTTTAAAATTAGCCATTTTAGCCGAAATAAGGTACATCTCCTTATCGTCGTTAGATAGGTACATAACATAACCTCTGATTTATAGTTTTCCAGTACGGCGGTCTTATTGCATACTCCATAATTGGACAGTCATAGGTCTTGTCTGCTTTTTCAACCTCGATTGGTCGCATAAGACCGTATTTGGGATGCTCAGTTGTATAATCCTCCTCGATTTCTTCAACGTCCCACCTGTCAACGATTCCGAAGCCCATAGCAGTCTTTTTGCCAACACCAATCATAAGGTTTAACAGTTCTTCGATTTTATCTTTTTTGCCAACAGCATAAAAAGTGAGGATTCCGTTTTTAACTGTTCGGATAAGTTGTGGGTTGCGATAAGCTCTATACAAGCCTACACTGTCGCTTATTATCCCCTTGTCCATATCGAGATAGTCTAATTTATCGCTAGCAAAAAAGTCGGGACGTTTGTTGTAATGCTCTACAATCTTGTCTATCTCTTGATAAACTGCCTTACTTGCCGCCCATCTGTTGCCCTCTAGATGTACAAGCGGTAAACCAACATATCCGATTTGCTCCGGCTTATACACTCCCTCCAGAACGTGAGGAGCGTGTTTCAAAAACCAAGCGTGATAAAGTATACTGTCAAACATCAAGATTCCGTCTGCACTGCTAAATCTGCCATCTAAAAGATGAGCTGTAATCTTAAGCGGTACGCATTTACTTGGCATTTTTACCACTTCCCAAAATATTAATATATTCTGCACCCTCGGATTTGATAAAATCCGAGTAAAGGTTAATAAGTTGCTCTACCTCTTTTGATATTGCGACTTCGCCATTATTGACAGAGATTAAATTATCTCCAACGACAGCATTAAATGTGCCAAAGCCCTTACTTGACATACCTCCGAGCTTGGGAAGCTTAAACCATTCGGCTAAAGCGGAGTAAAACGCACCCATTTCAAGGTCAGTTGCATTATTAAAAAAATAAATATCCTGCACAAACTCCGTACCCTCTGCCATATACTGCACAGCAAAACGCATTTGTGTACTCGCTTTCGCTTTTTTATCTTCTTCCGGGTCTGTCATATACCCGGCAAGTATATCGTCTTTGCCGTCATCGGTACGTGTAAACTCAATCTCGTCAATCAAGTTTTTCCAGCTAACCTCTGTCATTTTTTCACCTAACATCTCATAGGTCTCTTTGACGAGAGGATAGAGATTGCCGACAATCATCTTGCCCGCCATAATCATATCACCCAAGCCGCCGCCAAAAAGCGACACAAACGGGAAATGTTCTCTTACTGATTTAGCCTTAGCGACATCATTCTTCATAGTGCCGTTGAGATTTCCGCCGCTGAAAAGTACATTAAAAATCTCTTTGTTGACCTTGACACCAAGAGTATCGAGAAGATACTTAGCACCATTATCTCTGAGTGTGCCTCTTACGCTGTTTGCCGTGATAATCGGCAAGCGACCGTTAGAGGTCTTAATTGTCTGAAAATAGCTACCTGTGCTTGCTGTTTCGCCAATATGAGATACCGGAGCAGTTGTTGTATACTTAATCCTCAATTTCATCTTCAATTCCCTCCATCTTTTCTCTCTGAATACGTTCTCTTACAAGCATTGTGAGTAACATACCTTCATTCTCAAAAATCGAAAGCAGGTCATCATCTTCAAAAATATCAATTTTGAAGTCCTTGACATCTGCCGACACAATAACGCTTCCGTCCGGCTGCATTACAAGCCCGCTCTCATCTTTAAGATATGCAGGCTTAACACTACTAATGTTGCCAAGCTTGCAAAAATGATTTACAAACTCCGCTACATTAGTCGCCTTAAGAGCTGCACCTCTTATGTAACTTGTAAACCTATTCCACGTTTCAAGCCCGTTGAGGCTACTCTGCTGATTCCTGCTGCGATAACACGCATAAAGAATCAACGCTGCCTTTCCTCGTTCTGCTGATTCAGTAGTAAATCCAAACTGCATAAACATTCTTCCTCCGTTTTTTTCAATTTTTGCCCGCAATAAAGCGGGATCTGTATTTCGCGGCTTTTTTGTAACTCTGAGTTTAAAATACTCAGAACCTTTTCGCCTAAAGAAAAACCCAGTTTTTGCATGACCGCAAACGGAATTTCACCGTTTGACAATGCTGTTTTGCTCGCACCCAAAGTTATTAAACTCTCAACAAATCCGAACAACTGTTTCATTCGGTCGGGAGTAGTGTAAATTACTTCTGTTTCGAGGTTCACGGCATATCTATCCGCACTATAATTAACCTGCGAGCGGTAAAACAAGTGCTTTTTTTGGCTTGTCGTTATGATGAATCTAAACGGCGGATTTTGCCGTTTGCACAACTCGTCTTTAAGCTCTCTAACATTGATAAGTCTAATTCCATTACAATCGACAATGTAATTGTAAAAGTACAGACTAAAAAGTTTTGAACACTCAGGGCAAATATACTCGCCAATGTAAGCGTAATCCGTAAAATTAGAGCTAATTATTTTTTTAGCTTTAACACCTTCTTTTTTGCTTTGATTGCATATAGGGCAGTCAAACTCTACATTTTCCACCGGATATTCTTTGATTTTTACCAGTTTTACAATGTCATTCCCTTTGCCGTCTCTGGTTTTGTATTCAATTTCCAATAATTCATTCCCTCCTAAAATCGCCGTAAATCCCCTGTAAGCCGTTTTACTCTCAAAAGGTAAAATTACTCGCTTAAATTGTTTTCGCCCAAATTTGGGGTATTCTCGCTTGTTTTGGAGGGGTTCTCGGTGTATCGGGTGTTCCACTTTTCTAAAACTCTATCTTTGCAGCATTCCAATTCGCCCCAAGTGCATAGTCCTGCAATTATATCTAACCTTTCAACATTACATCTGTCGCACTTGATTTTTACATAAATCCTCTCCGCAGATGAATTTATTAGCAAGAAAGGCTTTGCCCCACAAAACGGGCACGGCTTCAACTTAACTTTACTCATTGCTATCATCCTTTCCGACCTGAAGCGCAGCCATAAACAA